GCTACAAGTGCGAGTGCAAAACCAGCAATTACAAATCCCTTTATAAGAGCCATCACACCTTTACTAGCAGACTTTAACTTTTCTTTTGCACCATCTCTTAACGTGTTTATTCCACCAGCAATTTTACCAAGAAGTCCTTCTTGTTTTGCAGCCAATGCTCGTTGTTCATTCTTTATTTCTTTTTTAGCACTCTTACTTGTAGCATTTTTTAATCTTTCTGCTAATTCTGCTTTTTGAAGTTTAAAATTTTCTTTATTAAATTTTAGATTATCTTCAGCTTTACCACCATTTTTTTCTATTCCTTCACGGACTAACCTTAAATTTTCTGATTGTGCCTTTAACTCTTCCGAACGGGTGGCTCGAGCATCAAATTGCTTTTGACTAATACCTAAAGATGTCATGGTTAATGATTTAATTTTTTCAAGTGCATCAGCTACCCTCTTGTTCTCTTTCTCAACTTCCTTTCTCTTTTCACGTACCTCTTCATCGGCTGCAGATTTTACCGCCAATTCTTTTTCACTCTCTACTTCTCGAGCAGCAGAGGCTGCAGCTGCAGCATTTACTCTTTTAGTTTCTGCACCTTTTCTAGCCGATTCATTTTTTGTATCAAACGCAAATTGCTTTTCTGCTATTATTGTATCATAATTTTTAGCCTCTTCAGCAGACAACAATGCTCTTGTTGTCTCCATTTGAGCTTTTATGAGTTCTTGAAAATCTTTAGCGGCCATTTGACTTATCCTTATTTCTTAGGTGCTTTTGAAAATGCTTGTGCGCCAAAGAACGCTGCAACAATACCAGCAACAGCAATGAAGTATACTCCTGCCATATCACCCAGTATCTTTGCTGCTGAATCAATACCACATATAACTGATATAACGACACATGCTGGGTACAATAACATACCTGCAAGTGCAAACCATGCCATGTTGCGTTGTGCGTCTCTCATTGCATCTGCATCTTCTAGTTCTTTGCGTTTGAACTCTAGATACATCTGTTCTTCTTCTTTGGATACCTTTCCATCGCCATTAGAGTCTGCTGGGTGGTATTCTTTTTTTTCTTCTTCTGACATGACCTTTTCCTATTTCATTTTTCTATTTTCTTGTTCCTGTCTTTCCTTTTCTTCCTTCAAGTAATTCATCAATAGTCCTATGTATATCTCCCTTTCCCATGGCATCATTTCTTCTATTTCTGTCAAACTCCAATTGTGATGTTGCATCATCCCAAAATTCATTTTATAATAGTTTTCTAATGAATCATGTGAAAGGGCTATTCGAAAAAACTTTGTAGGCCCTCAATTGGCATCACACTCTTAACTTTTGTCTTGGGATTAACAATCTCAAGGTCATATGACAACTTAGGCATACTTGAAAAAAACTCCCCAACCTCTTCAAAGTTCTTTGATGACATACTGTCAATAAAATCATCTAAATCCTTTTCGGACATATCAACTCTACGATATATTTCTTCACCATCATGAACTTCATGTACACATCTCTTTATCATTTCAAACAATGATTTTGTTTCCCCAAGTGCAGTGAACCCTTTCATGTCACCAAGACAGGGATAACGCATTATAACACTAACGTCATCTGTAAGAGTAATAACATTTGTGTGGTCTTCTTTCATTTGAACACCAACTTCTTCCAGAGGAATTGAAACATTTACTGTAGTTTCTCCATCATCAGGACAGGTTACTCTTAACTCAGCTATCTCTCCAACAGATTTACTTCGTATCTTTAGAAACACATACTCAATGTCAAACATTGGCATCTTATATGGATCAACTTTATCTTCAACACAATCATTAATGATTTGAGCAAATGTACTTTCAATCACTTTGTCATCTTCTGATTCCTGAGCAATCATTAATGCTTTTTGTTCCTTCACAAGAAACGGCCTATACTTTATTGTCGCTCCTGTTGATGGTAAACTCAATTCATAATTTGCACTATTTAGTTTAGGTAATCCCATAATTTTAATCCTCGTTTTATAATCTATTCAGTATTTTTGGTATTGAACCTGTTATTTTTCTTTCAACTGTTCCAGCAAATGTAGTTACTAGTCGATCAGTTATGCTTGTGGGTTGAGCATTAATATCAAGTTGCGTCCAATATCTAAAAGAAAAACTTACTGTGTTCTTTATAATTTCATTGTTCGAACCCTGATTTAATTCAGTTGCTTCAATTGTCTTTGGAAAACACTCCCAAAGTTTTACTCCAAATCTTCGTTTGTCTTGTCTGTCTAATAAATACAAATCAATTTGAGCAATGTAGTCGTTGTAGTATCCTACGTTCCAAGTCTTTTCACTAAACGCTAGTTTTTGCCATTCCTCAAAGAACCTTCTTTCAGCAAGATCAGAACTTGCTTGAAATGATACTGATATATCTTCTGCGTAAGTTACTCCATCAACAATTGATCTTGTTGGCCCATATATGTTCGTATCATCAAGAGTGTTTAAGTTTCGGCCTGGCAATGTAATTCCTTCAACACGTAACGACACATCTCTTGCAGTGGTTGGGCCTTTATCCATACCAACCTTTTGAAGAAAAGTTGAAGAAGAATTTTTTCCTATTCCTGTTGGTGGAATAATGACTGCTTCAAATCTATTGGGTACTGCGTAACCATTTTGAGAATGAAACCCAGACAACACATCGTTGAGAACACCAAATGCTGATGCTTCTATAAATTGTGCGAGACTTCCTGCCATTAGATCATACTCCTAGAGTCGCCCCATACTTCAGCTGAAGATGCTTTCTTAAATCTTTGCACTGGTAACAAACACGCAATTTTAAATTCACTTGCATCAACTCTACGAAACTGTGACTTTACGTTTGAATATAAATATTTGTGTATAGTTGGTTTAATTATAGTTAATTTTTTTAACTTACTATAGTCTGCAATTATTCGGGTTTTTGTTTCATCAAGGTCTTGACTATTTGCAAATGACATAATTCTATCTAACAACTTCATTCTTAAAGGTATTGGTAGATAGTGAAAGTTAATACCAAGAAACCCATCTGAGTATCTTTCTATCGGAAGCACCAGTGGAAACGTATCATAGTAAGGTAATTTCTTTTTAAATTTGGGATCATAGAAAAACATATTCAACTTACCATAGAATTGTTTTTTGTTTCTTTTACCATCTCGGATTAAGTCCATTGCAACTGGTTTGCCAAACTCTTTGATTTTAGCACGATACCATTTAACAGAACGGTCTTGACCTTTAGTTTCGTCTTTAACTGATTGTATGAAATTGCTAGTAGCCATAACTCTATTTATAACGAATGTTGAGATGATCTTCAGTTAATATCTTAAATTCCATATTGTTGTCTAAACACCACTCATTTGCATGTTTCCATTTAGATTCATTAATACCCCATGTCTTAACTTCATTAAACCATCGTTTATTCTTTCTTTTAGGTTGAGATGGTGGTGGTTTACATTGAGCTTTAGGTTTGACCTCTATAATAAACTTTTTAATAGAACCGTCATGTTGTTTTGTCTTTATGTAAAAATCTGGAAAGTATCTGTGAATCCTTCCATCCCAAGGTGATAAATAGGGTATAATGATCTCTTCACTGCCCCATTCGATAATAGAAGCACTGGAGTCACAATAGACCATGAACCTACGTTCCCAAAGAGAACGATAAATAACTTTAGAATGATCCCCTTTATATTTTTTAGGGTTTTTTGGAATGTATCGACCTGAGTATGACATAACTTATAAATAGTATATATAAGGAAGAATTATGGCAATATTAGACGGTTTAAAAAATGCAGTTGCAGCAAACGTATCTAGGTCAGCAAATAAAGTTGCTGTCAATGGTTTGCGAAATATCGTAGGCGATGTATTTGGCGTAGACCTCAATCCAACTAATCCAGCAGCTGCACTAACCAACAGACCAACAAAATTTACAACTAAAAATCTTGCATATCCTGCTGGCGTTGAGGGTGATGATATGCAAGGTCATTATATTATATTTGAAATTTTACAACAGAATAAAGCAAAATTAAAATCTGGCGCTGTTGATGGCAGTAACCTTGCAAATCTTACAAAGGTAGTAGGGAATGAATATACAGAAGTAGACGACGGCGATGGTGGAAGTTTCAAACAAAAAAAGAGTAAAGAACAACGAGAAGCTGAGAAACTTGCGTTAGATAAAGAAACAAAAAAGAATAGCTCGGCACAGAATAAGGCGAGAGGTTTGTCTGGCCCCAGCCAAGGCATTCAATTGTCAAAAGCCGCAACAACCAGAATAGACACTATGATTGCGTTATATATGCCACCTTCAATTTCTGTTAGTTATAACTCAAACTATGGAGAGCAAGAAATTGGAGCATTGGCTGCTGTTGGGGCAGGTGCTATCGAAGCATTCTCAGGTCAAAGTGGAGATGCAGCTAATTCAAGTCTAAACGCTGTATTAGACTCTGCTAAAGCAGGTGTACAAAATATGTTATTAAAAACACTTGACACAGTTGCTCCCGGCGCCAATGCGTTAATTGCGTTGGAAAAAGGAGCAATTATAACTCCAAGAATGGAACTGATGTTTGAGGGTGTTGGACGAAGAAGTTTTTCGTATGACTTTGTTTTTATACCAAAAGATGAAGCAGAAGCTGATACAATAGAAAAAATTGTACAACAATTTAAGTTTCATATGGCTTCCTCATACACAGATACATCTTTTAGGGAGATGGACATACCGAGTTTCTTCAACATAAGATATATGTACAAAAGCGGAGAAAACAAACACCTCAATAAAATATCTACCTGTGCATTAGAAAGTATGGACATAAGTTATGGTTCAGATAGATTTGTTGCGTATGAAGGTGGGCGACCACAGACAACAAAAGTTTCTTTAAAGTTTAAAGAGATGGAAATCATCACTAAAGATAAAATCGCACAGGGATTCTAAAAATGTATTTTGCACAATTTCCTTTAAATGTTTATGACTCCGTTGGAGATGAAAGTTATAAAATTGTAACGCATCTATTGAAACGAGTTGCAGTTCGAGCAAAAGTAAAGGTCAACACTTTATTCTTTGACACCTATGATGTTAAAGAGGGAGAAACGCCTGAGATTATTGCAGACAAATTGTATGACGAGCCAGAGTATCATTGGATAGTTCTTATGGTTAATGATATTACTGACAGGTATCATCAGTGGCCAATGAATCAAAATCAATTCCTTGCTCATATTGCCGACAAATATTCTAATATCAGTGGAATACATCATTACGAAATAAATCAAACTTCGGGTGACACTACTGTAAAAATTAATATTGGAACAGACAACACAGATTATCCAACAGCAACTTTAATAAACAACTATGAGTATGAAGAAGAACGTCAAGATACACTAAGAAAAATAAGACTTCTTAGTCCAGAATATGT